GCGCGGTTCCATAAACAATATGGTGACCGCGGGAATGAAGTCCTCTACGCGACCGCGTGGGACATATACGAAAAGGGTAAGCGCGACTAGGCGGTCGCATTCACCGTGTTCAACGCACCCATTACTCGGTCTGGATTGCTCGGCCGCACGGGAATGGGAATTACGACGCCCGGTCCTGCTGGTTGAGTCGGACCACCAGCGGTCACTGACACTAGAACAGGTGATCCCGCTGCGCCCTGCGCCATTTGTGCGGTGCCTGTTTGGATAGGGCCCGCCGCGCGATTTGATGCAAGAGTCGCGCTAAAGTTTGCCATCCTCCCTTTACCGGTGCCCCAACTGCCACTCGCGGTCTGCCCTGTGGACGCGGCGAGTTCATCATCTCCAATGAACTGCGCGTATTCTTTGGCGCGCCGTGTTTCTAATCCGTATTGCCCTATCTCTTTTCCGCGCACGCCTCCAATACTTGCACTTGCAGCAAAATCCTCGTAAGTTAATTCCTCACCGGCGTTTAGCTTGCGAATTAAATCATTGGCATTACCTTTATTATAAGCAACAGATGCCAATGCATCAAATTGTTCTTGGGTAACTCCAACCTTTAGCCTGACGTTGTTTTCGCCGCCTTCGTTAATGCCCTTTTCAAACCTATCGAGCATCTTGAGTTTTTGTGCATATGATTCTTGTTCCGTCACGGAGCCACCGGGATGCGTTGCGGAGACTTTCTTGCCATCCCATTCGGTCAACCCATGCCCAATGGTCCAGACGCCGCCCCCATCTTCATACGCTTCCGGTTTGAATCCTTCGTACTCTGCGATACGCGCAACCCCCTGTGGGCTGACTTTCATGTCTTGATGTGCTGCTGTTGGACTCCCACTCCCCAACGACTGAGGTGCCGCCGGCGCTGTTGGTGTTGGTGTCCTTCCGCGGCCGCGACTTCCGCGACCGCGGCCGCCGTGCGCCTCGTTTTCCAGTACATCCCGACCCGTTGAAGCGCGCGCGCTAGCGCGGAAATCCGCAAGTAATTGAGAAGTATCTTCCCCTTGGTCACCCATTCTTTGTGCGTGGGCCCGTATTCTGTCCATGAAACCAACGCGTCTATCATCTACGTTCGTAAATGCGTCGGCCAACTCATTCAGTGCCTCTTTCTCTTCGGCATCCTTGTCGTCGCCGCCGCCCCAGTTCATCGGGTTCCACATCGAGCCACCGGCGCCGGAGGCCCCCTTCTCCTCATCATCATCGCCGAGGAGGAAGCCCATCCCCGGCACTTTTTTCAGGGCCTTCAGAAACATTGTGGGAATTTGCTTAAAGATATCGATTAGGAATGTCATGACATCCGAGGGGCTCGCATCTTTGAACCAATCAAAAAAGTCACCCACCTTCCCAAGGCCGTCGCTGAGAACTCCAAGGAATGGCTGCAACGTTTCTTCCCACAACACGCCTAGCCAATCAGAGAATTCACCTAGCTTCACACCCATCCACTCAAAGATGGGCTGGAGTTTTTCCTCAAGCCACGCGCCAAAAATTTTAAGACCGTCCCAAAGTTTTGTGCCTATCGCCATCCACGCTTTGAACGCTACCACCAACACATCCCATATAAACTTGCCGACGTCGATAACTGCATCTAGTAGAAAGTTGAAATACCTCTTCAGTGGTTTAAGAATTGGTCCGAAGTCAATATTTTTGAACATGGTCCAAGCACCTAAGAGTGCCACACCAATGGGGAGAATAAACTTCACCACTGCTGTGAACAGAGCTTTTTTAAGGAAGCCTATCATATTCAGTACGCCACCGGCGAGCGTTTCTAATTGGCTCTTCTTTAGTTTTGGGTCCTCATCAACGTCCACCCTCGTCGGCGCTGTCGATGCTTGTTCGGCTGCCCGTGCTGCGTCTTCACGCGCTCTTACACTTTGATCTTTGGCCTGATCGATGCCCAGTGATGTGGCCGCGACGAGCTTAACAATTTCCTCATGAATGCCCCTGAGTTCGGCTACGACTGTTGGACTTTCGACGGTGGCGGCGAACGTCGATTTGACGGCGGTCACGCGAGTCGGCTTCGCAGCAAAACGCCCAGACTTTTTATCGCGAGGTTGCTTGCCCGCGGCTACAGAACGTTGAGACGGGGCTATATCGCCCCCTTTAATTCGGCTCGGAGACTTTGAAGACTTTTTGCGCTCTTTGACATCAGCGGCAGTCATATCCACGGGAGCGACCTTGGTGTAATTCCGCATCCGTAGTGCCGCGCGGGCGTCGTCTAGTTCTGATGCCATTATCGATGTGCCTTTGATTTTGCTTGTTGTTCGCGCATTCTGCTATTCTCTTCGTCGATCCATTGCTTGAGGAGTACCACATAAACATCACGTTCATACGGCATCATGTTGTCCAGTTCAGTTAATGAAAAATTATGATGCTTCATCAGGACGAAATTTAGCTGATAGTGATTGGGCAAAGTCTCGTGACTTTGCCCTATTCGAAAAAATCCCCAATACCCTCAAGCACCAATGGTTCTGCATATCCGCACTTTGTGCATTTGAATTCTGTTTCATACCGCAGTTTCGGCATGGTCTGAAAAAACTGAGCGCAATTTTCAAGACATTTGACCGGCATCGATTCTACAAACTCTATCCATTCTTCCTGGCTGTGATCTCGGGCTTCATAGACCACTCCCTCTTTGTTCACCACGGTTTTAATTGACGCCGCAATAACTGGTCCCGCTAAAACAACTTGATCCTTTTTTTGAAGAACATTTCCAAGTGACGCCATCGTGGGATAGGTAAATTCAATAGTCAGATCGTCATTTATTTGAATAGTACTTGTGTGGTTTTCTGGCGTCGTGACGGTGACCGTATCGATATCGATCACAACCGTGTTCACTTGGTGACACCGGGGAGGTTCTGCGTCCGCGGCCGCGTCATCAGACGGTGTTGGATTCGGTATTTTATTCTCACAACGGAATGACATATTCACGATGTTATTGACAGACTTGGCACGCAATTGGAGAAACAAGTACTCGATATCGAATGATGGTAATGAATCAACGTCAATGGCGTCGAATGTACAGTTACGCAAAATTTGACGAACGGCGTTATTGATATCTTTTGGATCGTCCGATTCCTTCGCTGTGAGGAAGATCTTTTCTTCCTTCACCAGATACGGCCGATACTTCACGGGCTCCTTGATGCTCTTCAGTTGCACATAATATTCGGGTGTTACAATTTTAGGTAGACTCATAGCATACTCCTTCAAGTAGATGGGACCATATTTATTGCGTGGATGGTGCCGGGTTTATAATCGACCAATACGAATATGCAAACGTCACCGAGATTTGTTGAAACTCGCTGACCAGACCCCATCCCACTTCCGTAGTGTTAATGTTCAGTGGGTAGACATTGAAGAACTTATATCGGATCGTGGGCTGAGACGCATATTGCGCTTCGTCTGCCTCTCCCCTTTTGCGGAAAGATATTTTCCCGCCAATTTCACCGATAATGGGCAACTCCAGATCCAGATTAACATCGAGCCCGGTTTCGTTGCGCTTGGCGTTATGTACGTTCAGTAGTTCTAGTTCCATTCCCTCCCGCAAACGATAGCTGTCGGGGAATTGCAACATCATATTACCATCTTGAAGGGTGCCGTATTGCGTTTGTTGCATTCGGGGTTGAATCAATTCTTGCCACGCGTGGAGTAGGTGGAGAACGTCATTCTTGGCCCTTCCAGGCGGCCCGATCAGCGGCGCAAGAAATGTGCAGTCTATGTTCGCGTATGTGCTGTAGGTGGGGAATTCTTCCGTATACCCGTAGATAGACATGGGCGTCGTGTCAAGGGATCGACTTGGTGTGCGGGTGGTCTGGCAGAGCAGTCCACGCCCCAAGTATTCGGCCGCCTTGCCAAACCGCTGGACGAGTTCTCCACCTGACACGTCTTCCATCGGAAGTTTGCATCGGAACTGACTTGGCTGCTGGAACCCACTTTGGAATTCCGACATGAACTGATTGATGTTAAAGTTGGACATCTTTGCTCTTTACTCGAATCCTTTGTCAGTGGCCTTCCATTTGCCGTGCTGAGTTCCTCCATACCTGACCGCGGCTCATCTTCGCAAACTTGTCTACTGGAAGAAACAGCGCAATATCCCATTCCGACTCACCGACTTGCAGCAGAGGCGTTCGCACTTGTGCGTACAAGTAACGTTTGAGGCACGGACGGAACGCCTTATATTTAGACACAGCGTTTAGGATCTCATAGGTCGCATCGATTCGGGCTTTTAAGGGATCGCGGTTCTTGATAAGTTTATCGGCATACAGCTTATCAAAGAAGATTGCCCGCGTGCGATACGGCAGGTAGTGAAAGTTCACCCCGAGAAACCCTTTCGAGTCTTGGTCTAGCACTAACGTGAAGGGCATTCGATCATAGGTATCCAAAGTTTTACGGCCTATAGGGTCGTACATGTAGAAGTAAAGGAATCCCGGCGCGGCGTCTCTGGAAGACACCATTTGTTTCGCGAACGGTTTGGACAACGACCCAAACGACTTTCCGGCTGTGCGAGATTGCCATTGCTGAAGTTGCGACTTATAGTCACGAAACCAGAACATGGCGCGTCGTTCCTGCGGGAGTAGGCCGCCGCTGTCTTCGACTCGTTTTCGTAAGGTTTCAAAGATATTGACTGACGCCACTACGAGGCTCCTTTGAACAGGTGGTCTTCCGTCAAGATTTGAAACGTCCACTGACGTTCGACACAGAACTCTCTAGCGGCTTCCCACTTCGCGTGATTGATCGCGACAGCCACAGCTTCTTTAAGATACCTGCGCGTCTTGCGCTTGACGGCTCGTAATTCCGTCTGGGCTTTCGGCTTGATCTCGATGAGGTAGACACGCTGGCCGGACGCAGTTTGCACTTCCATCCAGACATCGGGAAAGTAGCGGTGTACCCGTTGGTCAATGGGTGATAAATAGGGTATATGGAATTCTTCTGATGCCCAACGAAGAACACCTGGCGTGTCATCACAATACATGAAGAACCGACGTTCCCAACTGGAACGATAAATAATGTTTGTAGCATTCCCCAGATATTTATGGGGACGCTTGGGGTGAAAGATCCCTCGGTACGCCATACATCTATTTAGAGAGGCACATGCCAAGTAACACACCAGACTTACTTACAAATCGCGCGGTCGCACCAGAAATAATGGCGTCTGCGATGGGTATTCAGGATCCACTGGGACAAGCACAGGTATACGCCGTACGCTACCCTGCTGATCTCGGCAAAGATCCGTACGAAAAATGGATGTTGTTTGAGGTGAAGTCAGCTAGACATATTCTCCGTACGGGATTGATGGCGGAGGATGGTGACAAGAAGGACAGTACAATAAAAGCAGTTGCGTTGTATCTCCCGCCTGACGCATTGAGTTCGACACTGGGTGTAACATGGGGGGAGGGTGATGTTGGACAAACGCTCGGTGCCGCGCTCGCAGGCGCCATTCAGAAGGGCAGAGAGCTTGACAGTGGTCCGGCATCGACGCTTGGTCTGAATACCCTGTTGCCTGCGCTTGAGGCAGGCTTTCGCGCAGGAGCAGTGGGGAGTGCCCGAACCGGGATAACCAATCTCGCCGGCGCGCTTGGTGGGTTTCTGGGTGCGGGGGCCGGCATCAGTGGGGAGACTGCTGAAAAGGCTATGGCAGCCATTACAGGCTCGGTTGCAAATCCTCGTACGGATATGTTTTTCGAGAGTGTGGCCTACCGCAGACACACCTTTACGTTCGTAATGGTTCCACGAAACCTAACTGAAGCGCAAGCTATCGATGCAATTCTCAATACCTTCCAGTTCTATATGTTGCCATCCTTTGGTGGTGAAGAAGATATTGATTCAGCATTTATTGGTTTTCCATATGAGTTTGAAATTTCGATGTTCACACAACACAATGGCAGTTCACATCACATCAACACCGTTGATCGTTCTGTGCTAACAAGCATCAATATTAACCATTCATCAAATGAGAACGTGGCCTTCGTGGATCGTCAGGGCGGCCGCGAGTATTACCCAGCATCGACTTCAATAACGCTCGAATTCACGGAAGTCCGTCTGCAAGGTCGCAATCAGCAAAGTGTTATTTGGAGAGGGACAAACAGGAAATGGGATCAGGAGCAGTATCCTGACAAACGGTCTGGTCCGGGGATGGAGCAAGAGGGTGGTATTCTCGCAACGGCGATAGAGAACGTTTTCCAAGGCGGCGTCGATCTGCTCGGTCAGGTCGTGAATGAGGAAGTTAATCAATCCATAGGGAAGGATTAATCTGAATGAAATATTTTCAATATCAAAACGTCATTGCGTATACGATTGATGGAACCGCCATCAATCTGACGAATATCGCCGAACGAGCGAAGATCACTGCACGTCTCAATCAACACACCCGTGTCATGTATGACTATGTGATCGCGGATGAACAGCGACCGGATACCGTTGCTTTAATTGCCTACGGTGATGTGAAGTATACATGGCTCATACTTCTGATGAACAACATCTTTTCGTTGTACGACTGGCCGTTAACGACCCGTGAGTTCACAGACTTCCTCATCAGTAAGTATGGGAGTATCAGTGCTTCGAAGTCCGGTACCCCCACATACTACACCGCCGCCGGGCTTCGTGTAGACGAGATAACACATGGGCTATTGGCCACCGCACAACAGGGAGAGGTTCTGTCCCCCTACGAACAAGAGGAACGCGACAACGAAGACAAGCGGCGCATTCGTCTTGTCCCTAGTAAGTTTCTATCTGGCATTGAACAAACTCTCAAGACACTTTATCGATAATCATGGCCGAGACACCCACATCTCCACGCCAAGTCAAGCTCCGTAGGTGTAGCATTCTTTCTCCAACGCTACACATGCGGGCGCCACGTGATCAACGGGAGAGTATCCAGAAACAAGGCATCGATATTTCACGAAGTGTGATGAAAATTGATATTTATGAGAGCCTCTTTCAGAATACGATTGCCGGTTCCATTGAGGTCCGAGAGACGCAGGGGCTTGCAGAATACTTTCCACTGACAGGTACAGAGTTCTTCTATCTGGAGTTTGCTACGGACTACTTGGGAGAGGAGCGCGTCTTCAGTCGGCTCTTCCGCATTCGTCGAGTTGGGGATGTGAGCTTTCCGAAGAATGAAGAACGGGTCTATACAATTGATCTGGTGACGCCTGAATTCTTTGAGAGTCTTTCGTCGCGAGTGCTAAAAAAGTATACCAACATCTCATGCGTTGATGCCGTGAAGGACGTGATGAAAACTTATCTTCGGGTGCCGGACAAGAAGATGGCAGACACCAACTTCGAAGAATCATCTGGCGTCCTGAGTGCCGTCATGCCAAACTACACGCCGTTGCAAGCGATCAATTTCTTTACGACGTTATCGCTGACAAAAGCTACACCCCACGAAAGCAACTTCGTGTTTTTTGAAACGCTCGACGGGTTCTACTTCACCAGCATTCGAAAGTTGATTTTGGATGCACGGTCAATAGACGACTCGAAGTTGCCAACGTTCTCAGTCAATGCTAACAAGCTGACGGGCGCCCCGACAATCAGTGAACGGGACGCATATAATACAATCATAAAATTGCATCAGGAGCAGACCTTTGATGTGTTGGTTGATACGGCTACCGGCGTGCTTCGGAGCAAGATGCTGCATTTAGATTTCTTTGCCCGGAAATGGAACGAAGAAGATTCTCGATACACGGAAACATTTAAGAAGACAACGCATCTGGATACGTACCCAGTTTATCCTGACAACTTTGATCAGAGTGTTGGGCGGAACGTCAAGATGTTCATTGTCCCAACAAATCTTTCCTCGGCCAACTCTAAATATAGTGCAAGTGTCGGCGAGACTCCCGTGCCACAACGTTTGTATGAATCTATTGTACTCCGCAATCGGCAACTGAAAGAACTCCGACACCTTCGCACGCTGTTGGAGGTGCCGGGGCAACCAGATTTACGGGCGGGGAAAGTGGTCATTATCAATTATCCTTCGTCTCGCGCACTACAAGACGCGACGGGCAATCCGAGTATGTCCGTTGTGCAGACGCCCACACCGTATCACAGCGGGCGACATTTGCTGACGAGTGTGCGGCATAGTCTTAGATTAGTGTCGTTGGGTATTATGGAGTATCAGATGCACATTGAAGCTGTCCGCGATTCGTTTGGGGCCCCGTTGATTGGATACACGGAAGATTCACAAGATGTAGATGAATCGGGGATCTGCGTCTAATGGAAAGTGGCCCACTTTCTCATCAACTCGGGTTCGACGGATTCATTTGGTTTATCGGTGTTGTCGAGGGGTTAGACGATCCGTTGAAAGTCGGTCGTTCGAAAGTTCGGATCTTTGGATGGCATGATAAGGATACCGACAGTCTCTCTACCGACGATCTTCCGTGGGCATATGCACTGGTGCCCGTGACGCACGCCGCACAACTCCCTACGTATCGCATCGGTGATTGGGTCGTAGGATTCTTTCTCGATTCTCGTTTAGGCCAGCAACCAATTATCACGGGTGTGTTGCCGGCAATTCAACAAGCATAAGTTATGGGATGTAACGGATTCAAGGATAATCGCACAGCAGCCGAACTGCAACTCGCGCCAGCAAAACCGCTGCTCCGCAACACGGCGGTGGTGGGGAATCTCCACTTTGGTGCGGCACCTGGCGCGATATCATCTGGCGTGTCTCTATCGAGCGCGACGCACGCGTCAGTCAGAGACGCGTTGGCCGCGAAGTCTTCACTCTCCACACTTTCGTCGTCGATGACAGACAGTCTCCAGCAATTCGACGCGCAGTCGTCATCCCTGTTGTCTGGGCGCAGCTTTAATGCGGATACGTCTGTGTTTGGATTGGCAAGCACCGCGACGGTACAAGCGGGTGGTTTCTTTTCCGCCAGTGACTTGACACAGATGTCGGGGATGAAAGCGGGTGCATTGGTAGCGGGATCTATCGCAGCAGTGACACTACTAGCCCGACGAAAGAAGAAGCTCGTAAACCTAACAGCACGCGTGGGTGTCGCGTTGAGCGCATTTTCTATTGCAGGCGCGCTCGTCAAAGAGAACTACAACCGCACACCATACCCGTTGGAAGAAGATTTGGATTTACCGAACTGCTCGCGTCTCGCGCAGGGCGATGAAGCCGCGCAAGCCGATCCGATTCTAATCGACAAACGGAAGTTCACGCGGACCGGAATTGGAGTAGCGGTCGGTAAACCAAGTACGTGGACGCGACATGTGACGAGTCGAACTGATCTATTAAAAGGCTTCACTGCCTTGCCAGGTTTCAGTTCTGCACTCAACATGGTGTTCAAGGACAGGAAGAATCAACAGACATGGAGCGAACCTGCCACTCCATATGCCGCGGAGTATCCCAGTAACAAAGCCACACAAACCGAATCCGGTCACGCAGTTGAGTTCGATGATACCCCGGGCGCAGAGCGCATACACGTTTTTCATCGTTCTGGTTCGTGTGTGGAAATGCACCCCGATGGTAAAGTTGTCACGAAGCTAATGGGCGGTGGCTATATTGTGGCCGAAGCCGACCTGCATGTGAGTGTTAAGGGTGTGTGCCATATTAGTGTGGATGGCGATGCGAACATTTACACGAAGGGCAAACTGGATTTGCAGGGTGATGAAGGTATTAACATTCATACGAAGAAAGACTTCAATGTCTTTGCAAAGAATATCAACCTACGGGCGAAGGCAAAGTCCACCCTCGACGGGACCATAATTGATTTGCGCTACGTAACCTTGCCCGGGATCCCGGTAGTGACAACGTCCGGTATTGCGCCGACGTTGAATATGGCCGCGATGAAAAAGGACTTCCCCGAGATTCATGGACAGGTTTGTAAGGCAGTACTTGAACATAAGGTGGAGATGGCTAGATTGAAGGCGGGAGTCATCGCGAAAAACGCTACGATTGAAACGAAGGCCGCGCTCCAAGGCGCTGCGATTGGTCCAACCCAGGCAGCCGCCGCGGTCGCCGAGGGCGCCGCGATGATTGCACAAAACGTAGACACTATGGCTATGATCCTGAAACTTCAGTCTGGTATCTTTCCGACAGGCACCGCGCCGAAGTTTGAGTTCCCCGCGTTGACGGCGGAGCAAGAACCCGTAGAGAACCCACTCGGCAATCCGTTGGCGTATATCGCAACAACGTCGGCCGCGGCGACCTATCGCACACTCTTCTTTGACACACCTCAAGAGATGGGTGACGTGGAATTGTATCAGGCGCATCAGCAAACGCAATTGCTACTCGGTGATATCGAGAGCGTTGAACCGAAGCTCGGTGGAGCAAAGACAACACCCGTAACAGGTATAGTCGCACCGGCGTCATTGCCTATTGTGAACTATCTGGACCGCGATACGTATCGTGGTAACTTCAGCAGTGACCCCGAACAAACACTCGGTGGTACATCGTTTACATACGGGGAACTGGTGGATTCATTGTCGCGGGCCGATGTGGCCAATCCACACATTACTGAACCGGTCACCATCTAAGTAAATCAATATGGCAGCATCAGTTAGTCCGTCAAGCTCAGTCAGCCCGTCGAGTTCTGCGTCGCCGTCAGTGAGTCCGTCAACCTCTGTGAGCCCGTCGAGTTCGTTCAGCCCGTCAAGTTCATTCAGCCCGTCGGCATCAGTGTCGCCGTCACCCGGGCAGAATCCGTTTGACGCTGACTATGTCAAAGCGTCGGTGTTAGCAGCGTATCAGAAGCGGGCAAACTATCGCGAACAAGCGAATGCCGCAGGGTGGCTTGATCAACAGACAGGTGGAGACGGACCGGGGGGGGAAATTTACGCCACCACACCGCGTGTAGACATTCTTGATTTTTATATGGTCAAGATTATCGGACGCAACGAGGGATGGGGCAGTCTCAATCCGAAACTCACAATCGTCGGTTCGGAGTATGGTTGGTCCGAAGAAGATGACTTCTATTGGGAACGCCGAATTCTATTTCCGTGGTTGTTCGTCGCCGTGCCAACACCGGGCGCGCCGCTGTCGGCAGAAGAAATACTCGCTGCTAAAACTACGGCTACGGTTGTTGCGGCTGCCGCTGCTGCGGCTGAACCGCCGGTGCTGTCCCTGTCTCAAGAGGCCGCACAAGGAATTGTCAATCAAGGTGGGTTGCTGCAAGATGATCTGATGTATAACTTGTCCTTGCTATGTGCAAACGTACTGGCGCCATTCAAGGAGAAGTATCCGAATATGGTGGTGGTGAGTGGATTGCGGCAACTCAATACGGGTATGAGCCAGCATGAAACGGGTGAAGCCGCAGACATTCAAATCAATGGGCAAACGGATGCGTTGTTGTATGAAGCGGCAGACTATATTGCGAAGAGTCTCCAGTTCGACCAGTTGGTGCTAAACTATAATGTGACGCCAACCTTGTCATGGATTCATGTTTCATTTAATGCTCAGGGACTCCGTAGGCTGGTGCTGACACGCGACCATGACGATACCTACCATGAGGGGTTGTATCTCATCAAACCGTTGACTGGTGAAGCGCGTGCGACGGCTGAGCGACAACTGGAGACAGACATCGCGGCCGTAGATGCGGAACTGAGTATTCTGAGTAAGCGTGATGCGCTTCTTACACCCAAGGTGAGACATGCGGAACTACCGGCAGATGAGGATGATACCGGACTTAATGATACTGAACCGCCGCCACCTTAGTAGTCTCAATAACCATACCGGAGTCCGCACTAAATAGTCGTATGCCAGAACTTTCCACAACATTTAGTACTACGCGAGAGTACAAAGACTTGTCATTGACGTTCGCAAAGAACCCGATCACAAACGATGTCGTGGCGGTAACTGGTGCGGACGCGGTCAAGCGGTCATTGCGTCTCCTGCTGTCGTTGAATGTCGGAGAGACGCCGTTCTTTCCTGAGTACGGCACACGGCTGCGCCAATTGTTGTTTGAACCCATCGATCCGATTACGACCGTAATGCTTCGTCAAGAGATTGTAGCGACGATTGTGGCGTTCGAACCGCGTGTCACCATTCGGCAATTGTCGGTGATCCCGAGTGCCGATGAACACACCTATGCGGTTAACTTGTTCTTTTCTCTCGTCAATCAGACTCAACCACTTACGTTGACTCTATATCTTTCACGGTTGCGATAACATATGGCGACATTACCTTCACAAATTCAGATTTCAGAACTTGACTATGATCAGATTGTTACGAATCTGATCACATTCATGAAAGCGGACCCAACCTTTTCCGACTACGACTTCTCGGGTAGTGGGTTACGGTTGCTAACCCGCGTGCTTGCTTATGTCACGTTCTATAACAGCTACTACTTGTCCGCGGCGGTGAACGAGTCATTTCTCGATACCGCACAGTTGCGGTCGTCCGTAGTCTCACACGCGAAGATGCTGGGCTATAACTCCCACGGTGTGCGGAGTGCCAGCTACGACGCGAATGTAACCGTGACGGTGGCCAACACCGCGCCGGCCACAATCACGCTGCCGAAGAATACACAGTTCGTATTACAGTCGAATACTAGCACAACCTTTTACAACGTGGCGGATAGTGAGCTTACACAAAATACTTCTGACAGTACTTACCAAGGAACGGACATCACGCTCGTTGAGGGGAGTTCAACACAGTATCGATTTACGGTTGATCTGAATGATCCTACGCAACGGTTTATTATTCCAAACGCCAATGCAGACTTCGGTCGTATTAGTGTGACCGTGCAGACGAGTGCGACAGTCAACACGACAACGACATTCACGGAAGCCACAAACCTGTTGTTAGCCAACAGCACTTCAAATATCTTCCTTGTCTCGGAAGCCTATGGTGGTTTTCCTGAATTGAAATTTGGTAACGATGTTATTGGTGCCTCGCTGGAGAATAGTAATATCGTCATTGCGGATTACTATATCAGTCGCGGTGCCGCGGGGAACAACATTCGTGGTCCGTTTAGCATCGACGACACGTCCATCGCCGGGTTGGTGACTGGTGTCACCGCGACAATCGATGCGAACACGGTACCTAGTACTGGCGGCGATGATCAGGAAACCATTGAGGACGTGCGCTATCTGGCACCGCTCACCTACGCAACACAGAACCGTACGGTGACGGCGGATGATTACAAGACACTCATTCTTCAGAACTACTCTGCGTCCATTGCCGCCATCACGGTGTTTGGTGGAGAAGAAGGTAACCCAACCGATCCCGCCGAACGTCCGGTCTACGGCCGTGTGTATATTGCGATCAAGCCAACCTACGGGCTTCGGTTGACGGAAACGCTGAAGAGTACCATTGTTGAAACGCTCGTTAAGCCACACAGCATTGTTGGTGTCATTCCCGAGATCATCGATCCTGACTATGTGTATCTCATCGTCACGGCGCAAGTCCAATACGATCCTAAAACGACAACGCGCACGAAGCAGCAGTTGGCTACCGTCGTGGCCGCAGCTATTGATACCTACGCGAATGAGAACATTGAAAAGTTTGACACGTCGTTCCGGTTCTCGCGGCTCACACGGGCCATTGATGATGCGGATCCCACCATTTCAAGTTCGTTGACACAAATCGAATTACAGAAGCGTGTCTTTCCGAATCTTGGGGCGAGTAACACATTGGTGGTTAAGTTTGGCGGCGCGCTCTATAAGTCGGGGACCGTCTCTGCGATTCTTGAAGCAACGTCGCATCGGTTTAGTTATCTCGATAGCGCCGGCACGTCGTATGAGAACTGCTTCGTTCGCGAGAGTGCTGGTGCGCTTGATGTAGTGACGTATGTAACGCAAAGTGGCGTACGAACACTCACGGTGATCGATACGGCGGTTGGTACACTCGATGTGGCGACGGGTG